AACGTTGGTGACAATATAGAAATTGAAACCAACCAATTTGGGCTGATTCAAACTGTGACACAAAACACTGTGGCAGAGTTTTGTAATTTTGGTTTTGCAGTTGATTTATGCAGCAACAACTGTAGTTTGTATGTGGGTGAACCTCAAAGCAGTGTACAAGTGTACAAAGGTGGCATTGTTGAACGCAGTGTAAACCAAAGTCGACTATACGGTTCTATTGCTGCCACAGTGGCCAATCCGGTGTTGACTGCTGGCAATACTCTAAGAGTCAACAACATTGATGTTGAAGTTCCTGCTGTCAACCCCACAGTACAAGGTCTGGCCGACGCAATCAACGGATTGCCTGTGGGCCTTCAATCAGGTGTGCCCAATGTGTTGGCCACTGTGACTGCTGGTATTTTGACACTGAGTGTCAAAAACAGTGCAGCAGCACCTTATGGTAACAAGCTGCAAGTGGCACCAGGCAGTGTGGGCACAGCATTTGTTGACCTAGGATTCCGTACATTTGTTTGGGCACAAAATGTTGCTAGTCCTTATCCTATTGCGTTTGCTGGATTTGGCAGCAGCGTCAGCATTGACACATCAGCAATCAATCTTGTGGTTGGTGCTCCACGAGGAACCTTGTACCTTGAAGTTGAATTTGATGATGGTACCACTATATTTGACGTGGGCAGTACAGAATTCTTCAGCAGCATTGTACAGAGTGGCGCAGTGTACACATTTGACTACTTGCCAAGTGATTCAGAATCAGTGTCCAATCCTGGCAAGTTTGTGTTTGGTGCACAAATTTCCACAATTGAAGTAACACCTTATGCCAACTTTGGCACCGCTGTGAACTATACTTCGGGCCTGCTCATGATAGGTGCACCTGATGCTGATGTTGGCGATTCTGCAGAAACCAACTACGGCAGTGTGTTTGTGTATGAAAACGCAACTCGATCTCCTGTGTGGCAGGCCACTGCTGTTCAGCAGCCAGTGGTGGATATTAGACTGCTGAATTCAGTATTCTTGTACAATCAGATCACCAGTGCAACCACAGAGTTCTTGGACTTCATGGATCCATTGCAAGGCAAAATTCTAGGTGCTGCCCGACAAAACATTGACTACATTGGTGGAATTGACCCTGCATCTTACAATTCCGGAGTTTCTAATATTCGTGGTACTACATGGGCAGCAAGTTATGTGGGTCAAGTGTGGTGGAATACCAGCACAGTAAGATTTATTGATCCCAATCAAGATGATATTGTGTATGCAAGCCGCCGCTGGGCCCAGGTATTCCCGGGCAGTTCCGTAGATGTTTATCAATGGATAGTGAGCCCTGTACCACCTGCCAACTACACAGGCGTAGGCACAGTGCTTAACAATCTCAGTTACACAGTAAATTCTAAATTGGCCGCTGATGGTACAATTGTCACAGAGTATTATTTCTGGGTGCGTGGTATCACTGTGACAGCACCACGCAAGACACTGCCGGTTAGCACTGTGGCCAGTTACATTGAAAATCCACGAGCCAGCGGCATTCCTTATCTAGCTCCTATCAACGCCAGCACTGTGGCTTTGTACAACTCTGGAGACTTTATCGAAGCCAGCGACACTGTGTTGCACATTGAATTTGACCGAGAACTGACCACAGACAATGTGCACGTGGAATATGAATTGATTGCGCAAGGCCGTGCAGATGGTTTCTTGAGCAACAACTTGTATCGCAAGTTACAAGACAGTTTCTGCGGAGTAGATACATTTGGTAATCAAGTTCCTGATCTGAATCTAAGCCCAGCAGAACGGTATGGTGTACAATTCCGTCCACGACAGAGCATGTTTGTGGATCGATTTGAAGCATTGCGCAACTATCTAACACGAGCAAATTCTGTACTCAAACAGTATCCCATCACAGAAAGTCGTGTGTTCAATTTGCTCAACTCCAGTGAGCCAGAACCCAAGGCCAATTCAGGATTGTGGAATCTACGGGTAGCCAATTTGGAAATTCTCAGCTTCCAAAACATCTATGCCGTGGCCCTGGGCTATCGATACCTGGTGCAAACCGACAGCAACAATCGAGGCCTGTGGACTATCTATACAGTTCAAAACAGCGACACACTACTGGGTGAGCGGGTACTCGTACTTGTCCGAGTGCAAAACTTCAACACTCCAGATTACTGGAGTTACATTGATTGGTACCGCCCTGGATACAATTCTAGCAGCAAGTTAATAACCGAAGTGGCTAGTTTCAGTTTGCTAGACACACTGAGTGTGCCGGTGGGATCCAGTGTCAAAGTCACAGCCAATGCACAAGGCAAGTTTGAAATTTACCTAAAGACTGACCTTGCTTGGGAACGTGTGGGACTATGCCCTGGGACGATTTGGATTTGATCTTGAAGTTTTTGATGCACAGTACTACGACCAGGAACCTGTGATTGAAACCCGTAAAATTATTCAAGCCATCAACGAAGAATTGTTCATTGATGATCTAGCAATTGAACGCAACCGTTCATTGATCTTGATGTTTGACTATGTGTTGAGCGAGTTTTCTGCCCCCGAATGGCTAGTCAAAACCAGTCTGATTGACGTGGATCACAGAATTCGCGATCTAGTGCCTTACCAAAACTACATTCGAGACAACCAAGAATTTGTAGAAGACTATATTCAAGAAGTCAAACCATACCATGTGCAAATTCGCGAATTTAATTTGCAATATGCAGGTTTTGATGACTTCCGTGGTGATGTTGCTGACTTTGATGTGCCGGCCTACTTTAATACCAGCATTGAAATACCGCAATACACCAGTCCAGTGCTGCTGCCATATCAACAGAGCACAGCGTTCAACGCCACTCTCACAGACGCAAGCAATTTGCCTGCTTCTAGCACAGTGTGGACACAATGGCCTTATTCACAATGGATTCAAAATTACTTGTTGAATCTCATCAACGTTGACATTATTTCAGGTGGCCAAGGTTACAATGAAGCACCGGTGGTCACGTTTGTGGGCACTGCAGTTCAACCAGCAAAAGGATTTGCTGTGATCAACAGTCTAGGTCAAGTGGTTGGAGTAACAATTACAACTCCTGGTGTGGGGTATAGTGCAACTCCTGTGATAACATTCACAGGCGGCAACGGATCAGGTGTTCGTGCATACGCAACCATGAATGGATCTGCTGCTGCTCAAGACTACAGTGAATCAGTGATTCCCACAACAGTTGATTACTATAGTCCCGTACGCACAATCCGTACTACCATGAAATTTGACCGTTATCAATATGTACCAACACTGACCGAATGGAACGCGGATGCCACTTACCAAAACGGAGACCTGGTTCGTTACGACAATCGAGTGTGGCAAGCTGACAGTCAAGACAGTACCGCAGTTGTGGGCCCTACATTTGATCTGGAAAACTGGGACCTGGTCAACGCAGGAACCTACAACAACGGTCTGGGTCTTAGCGGTGTTGACCGTACCATGGGCTTGTATGTGGCCGGAGTTAATTCACCAGGACTAGAACTGCCACTGTTGATTGACGGAGTAGACTACCCAGGAGTGCAGGTGTATGGCGAATACTTCTTGGGTGATCCTGGTGTGCTGGACGCAGTGTATCAAAGTGAATTCACTGACACTGCACTGGGCAATCGTTTCTCTGATATCAATGTCAACGGCGGACAATTCATTGGGCCTTATGAGGGATATGCTCCCGAAGAACTAGTCAACGGTTCAGAATTTGACACGCTAGATTTCCGAGTGTTTACCCGACCCGGCAGCGACTGGAGTCTTGATGGGCACGGGTTTGAAATTGGTACGGTACGATACACTTATGAACCTGCTGTGACTGTGGCATACAGCTGGGCCAACGTGGTTGAAAACCCTGTGCAAGTGTTGGTCAGCAATTTGACCACAGGGCGTGACCTAGTTAGCGACATCAACTACACAGTGAACTGGGTGAACCAGACTGTGTCTTTTGTGTCGGAAGTTGCCAACAACGACATTGTGAATATTTCTGTCTACGAAGCCGGTGGCGGAAGTCAGCTGTATCGTGCCAACTACATTGGAGCAGACGTTGGCAGTTCAGTGATTATTCCAGTCAACGAAGCTGAAATTTTTGAAGTAGCAGTTTTTGTAAACGGTCAATTGATTAACAGTGTGAGTTTGGTTCCATACTTTGACGCTGCCACATGGTCAATTTTTGATTCATATGAGCAATCGGCTGTGGTAATTGATGACAATACATACTATCGTGCATTGCAACCAGTGCCAATTGGTGTTGCCATTGACAATTTGCTGTACTGGTTTGAGTTTGTGCCAACTCTGCAAACTCAAGTAAGTTTTGGCACTACCTTGGGCTTTGATGATGGAGTTTCATTGTTGGCCCTGGGCACAACAAGTCCAATTCAATACTCCTGGAGTACTCCGCAAACGCAAACAGTGGTGGCTAATGCTGCCTTGACCATCACCAAAACTATCACAGCAATCAACAGTCTCGAAGGCACTAATCCTGCCAACATGATTGTGACACGCAACGGCTCGAGACTACGTCCTGCCGAAGGTATTGAATGGATTGGTGACGACAGCAGCGTGAGTTTTGGATTGCCGCAGCGAGGTGGTTATCAACAAAGCATTATTGATCCTGTTACCGACGTTCTGGTATGGGTAGACGGTGTAGTCCAGACACAAAGTCTTGGATCGTTTGTGGGAGATTTTAGTGTGTCCAACTGGGACGGCTCAAACACTCCGGGCCGCCAAGTGGTATTTGAAACTGCTCCTGCAGCAGGAGCCACAATATTGATATCAGTCAACACAGTGGCCGATTATGTGATAGCAATCAATCAAGTTCAAATTGCGAGCACAGTGAATACTGGTGATGTATTTGAAATTATCACCTGGAATGACACTTCCCAACAAAATATATTGACACAGGTATTTGTAGGTCCAGTTGTGTCTGGCGTGGTCATCAATGAACCCTACGACAGCACTGATTACGATACAGCAGTGGTCAACGACACTCCGGGATCTTATGATTACACCGCTGGTACGTCAGTGGCCAACAATCAGTTTAACCTAGGACGCACAGACATTGTGGCCAGCAGACTCTGGGTCACACTAGATGGAGTGAGACTGTTTGAAGGTGCAGACTACACAGTGGAAAATGGATTTTTGATCTTGAGTTCAGGTGCAATTGGATCAACACAGGTAATGGCTGTGACTCAGTTCACCAACAGTGTGACTCCTGAAGAAATGGCTTTCCGTATATTCCAGGACATGCGTGGAGTACAAGCAGTTTACAGAATTACTCGTGCTACAACTACGGAGCTTGCTGCAACCGTGTCTGCTACTGCGGATTCTATCCAGGTGGTTGATGCTACTGCACTAAGTGAGTCTAATTTAGAGTTAGGTGTTTTTGGTGTAGTAATTATTGATGGCGAACGTATCATGTATCGCACACGTGATCTTGCTACAAACACTATCAGCAGTTTGCTACGAGGCACTGCAGGCACGGCTGCTGCTGATCATGCAGTGGGAGCAAGTGTAACCGACCTTGGCCGAGGCAACTTGCTGGATCTAGAGTATCAAGATCGTGTGGTCAGTGACACAGCACTCAGTGACGGATCAACCATGGTATATTACGCACCAAGCATAACCGACGTTGATTTTGGAGATTCTAGCACAGTATTTGTTGATGCCCTTGAAGTATATGTGGGCGGCCAACGTCAGTATCCTGCTTTTATTACAGAATCGCTGTACCCTTGGATAGTGACTGATTTTGACCCTGTGGCTGTGGAATTTTTGGAAGCATTGCCACCAGAAGGAGTTGAAGTTACTATTCTAATTCGCCGTGGTGTAACTTGGTATGAACCAGGCACAGGCACTGCTAGCAATGGTGTTGCCCTGCAAGATACCAATACTCGTGCAGCAAGGTTCTTGCGTGGGCTATAAACAAGGTAAATAAAAGATCATGACAAACACACAGTCAACAAAACCCGCAGCACCTGCTGTTCAGCAGCGTCCCGCAAAGCCCAACGAAAAAGGGTCTATTTCGGTGCAAGCTCACATGAGAATTTTTGATCCTGCTACCCAAAAAACCTACGTGGAGGGACGAGCATGATTATCACTCCTGGTTTTGCAAAAATTGAAGGCTTTTTAAAAATTCACGATCCCAACAACGGCGAAGTTTTTGTGGACAAAAAGAATGCCATTCACTACGAAAACATTTCAATTGCTATGGCACAGACTCTGAGCAACAGAAATCTGGGCTACATCTACGAAATGGCTTTTGGCAACGGCGGCAGTTCAGTTGACCCCACGGGTGTTATTACCTATTTGCCCCCTAATACCATTGGACAAAACGCTGACCTATACAATCAAACCTATCAAAAAGTAGTGGATGATCAAAGTGCAGCCAACCAAGATCCTGTAAACAACGGCATGACTGTGTTGCACACTTCGGGCAACGTGTACACCGATATCTTGGTCACATGTTTGTTGGACTACGGTGAACCGCCAACACAGCAGGCATTTGACAACAGCACCAACTTCAACGGCGAATTTGTATTTGACGAACTGGGACTCAAAGTCTGGAACGGTGCTGCAGACAATCTACGTTTGATTACACACGTAATTTTTCACCCTGTACAAAAGAGTTTGAACCGACAGATTCAAATTGATTACACAGTGAGAATTCAAACATTGAGTAACATCAATGCTGTATAAATATTGACAACAGGAATAGGCGACCAACATGGCATATACAATCAATCTTACCGACGGTAACGTTTTTGCAACAATTGCAGACGGTACAGTAAACACCAGCTCAAGCATGATCCTGGTAGGCAAAAACTACGCTGGATACGGTGAGTTTTTGGACGAAAACTTTATTCACTTGCTGGAAAATGGTGCAAACACCACAGCACCTGCTGCTCCGCTGACAGGACAACTGTGGTGGGACAAAACCAACACTCTGCTCAAGGTCTACAATGGCACTACATTCAAAACTATCAGTGCTGCAACAGCAAGTGCTACCGCGCCAGCATCAAACGTAACCGGCGACTTGTGGTATGATACTACAAACCAACAGGTCAAAGTTTGGACAGGTGCTGCATTTATTGTGGTAGGTCCTGCTTTCTCCAGCACTCAAGGTACTTCAGGTGCTATTCCTGAAACCATTAACGATTCTGGTTCAAGTCCTCACTTTATAACCAGCTTGTATGTGAACAACACAAGAGTAGCTATTGTAAGCAAAGACGCTACTTTTACTCCTGCTGCTCCTATCAACACAGACTTCCCGTCAATCTTCAATGGTATTACATTGTACAATTCGGGATCACCGGTGTTTAGCGGAAGTGCAACCAATGCCCAGTTGCTGGACAATCTGGACTCAACTGACTTCATGCGGGCCACTGCCAACACCGCCACCACTGGTACGGTGCGAATCAACAATGATCTAGGCTTGTTTGTGGGAACTGCCAATGCTGCTATCATTTCTGAAACCGGCAACGATGGTGTTGTACGCAGTGGAATTTCAGGTGGCAACTTGGTAATTCAATCCAACGTGGGCGGAACATTGTATGACGTTGCTCGTGCACTGGGAGCCAGCGGCACATTTGCAATCAGCAATGCTGCCACAGTAGGCACAACACTCAGTGTGACTGGCAATATTACTGGTGCAAATTTGAACACAGGTGCACAAGTTGTGGCCACAGGCAACGTCACTGGCGGCAACATCATCACAGCAGGTCTGATCACTGCAGCAGGTGCAATTACCAGCACTGCCAACGTCACTGGCGGCAACTTGCGCACTGCAGGCCTGGTCAGTGCCACAGGCAATATCACCAGCGCAGCCAATGTCGCTGGCACGTTTTTTATTGGTAACGGTTCACAACTGACAGGCTTGAGCTTGGGCGTTAGTGTTACAAAGTTCCAAAACGGCACGTCAGAAGGCAACGTTGGCACTTCGGGTGGCAACATCAACTTTGATGTGGGCGGAACATCAAACGTGGCTGTGTTCACAACCACAGGCGGCGTGTTCACAGGGCTCACAACACCTAGTATTGCCAAATCAGGAACTAATGCTGTGGGTAATATTGGCAGTTCTGTCAATTACTTTAACCGTGTGTTTGCCACAGCAACCACTGCCCTGTACGCTGACGTTGCAGAAAGATTTGCATCTGACGAAGTCATGGAGCCAGGCACAGTGGTTGAACTTGGTGGAACCAAAGAAATTACTCGGGCCACAAGCGAACTGAGCGAGCAGGTGTTTGGAGTTATTTCAACCAATCCTGCATTTATGATGAACGGTGGAGCCGGTGAAGACGATACTCATCCTGCTGTGGCCATGACTGGGCGTGTGCCAGTCAAGATAGTAGGGCGGGTACGCAAGGGCGATCGACTGGTCAGTGCCGGCGATGGCGTTGCTCGAGCAGCAGCACCTGGCGAAGCCACAGCATTCAACGTGATTGGACGAAGCTTGGTTGACAAACTCACCCCTGAATCAGGTACAATTGAAGCAATTGTCACAATCAAGAACTAACATAGGATACCAAAATGGCATATTCATCAGGCAGCTTAATTGAAGCCACAGACTACAACGGTTTTGCAAGTACCACAGCAGGAGCCAACGTCAACAACGTATGGAGCACTGGCTCAACTGATTCAGGGTGGGGACAAACAGCACTGACCACTGTGTCAGCAGCAGGATCAATCACTGCTACCCAATGGGCCAGCCTGGTCAACACCATTAGCAGTATGGGCAGCCACACAGGTACAACTATCACTGCTAGGGTCGCCCCAGTGGCCGGCAACACCATTGACATTCTGGCTGCACTCAACACTGACCTGACCAACATTACTACCAACCGCCAAAACGCCGTGGCCAATGGTACACAGTTCACAGGCTACACCGGCACCAATTCAAAAACAGCAGCCACTTCGGGCGCCACTTGGACTATCTCATTTGTGAACACAGTGACATTTGCATCAGCTGATGCTGCTCGTTATTTCTTCAACGCCGGCGGCCGAGTCAAGATTGATGTGTCAAAAACTGCCACAGGTGCCACAGGTGACCCAGAATGGAACGACCTGGCCAACACCTTGTGCGGTGATATTTTTATCACAGGAGGCACAGCCACACAAACCATTTCTGGTGCCAACTACACAGGCACCACCAAAAGTGGAGGCACAGGCACGCCAACCACATTACTCACTACCACAGGATTTAATGACTTGACAGCTGGCGCAGGTGCTACCATTGTGTACAAGCAATTTGCTGACACTGCTCCTTATACCAGCAATTTTATTCAACACTCAATTGCCAAAGGTGCTAGTTCGGACACATTGGTTATCACAACACTCTGGTCAGCATCAGATGGTGATCCAATTTCGGGAGGCACGGCCAGTTCGGGAGCAACCCCAGGCACAGCACCCACCACAATTGTGACCTATTTCCCACCAAGTACCACATACTTGACCGCGTCGTGGGGCACACCCACTGTAGCTGCCACAACAACTTAACCAAAAGGGTTGCTGGGCCCTTTACTTTTGCTGCTTTTTCCTGTATACTACTAGCATGGATACTGATGCTTTAATTGCCCACGCACGAACACGGTTTGATCATGCAACTGCACGCCGTGTGCTCAAAGAAAAATACCAGGCTCGTATGCTGTTTGCCCACAACGGTGGAATGTGGCGTGCTGGCCCCGAACTGCTGGCAGTGCTACAATCTGTTCCTGTTGAGGATCATGTGGTGTTACTGGATCTTTATGATACTCCTGTAAAGATAAGTCCGTTAGAATTACAACACCTGGTGTTTGATCGTTGGCAAGAACAACTGAATGCATGGCTTGTTGAACATGATGAGTTGAACAAAAAACGATGAGCACAGGAGCACTAATATTTGCCTTCAACAACGAAGCCACTGATTATGTGCGAATGGCTGCCTGGAGTGCCGAAAACATTCGACGGCACTTGAACATTCCGGTTGCAGTGGTCACAGATGCAGACCCTGCAGATCCCAGACTCAAGGCATTTGATCAAGTGGTACCGGCAACAGCCGAATCCGGTGGCACACGATGGTTTGAAGATTACGCCAGCACAGTGACCTGGCACAATGCTGGCAGGGTCAACGCATATGATCTAACACCCTGGGATCGCACCTTGGTACTGGATGCCGATTATGTGGTGGCCAGTTCAGATCTCAAAAGAATTTTAGAATACAACACAGACTTTATGTGTCATCGATCGGCCATCAACCTCAACACTGGGCATCCTTTGAAAGGACTCAATGTTTTTGGGCGCCATAGCATGCCCATGTGGTGGGCCACAGTAATGTTATTTCGTCGGTCAAACACTGCACAATATATATTTGACTGCATGCAGATGATACGTGACAATTGGGAACACTATCGAGCACTGTATGGCATTGACAACAAGACCTATCGTAATGATTTTGCCTTGAGTATTGCCCTGGGAATTGTGAGCGGACACACAGGCCGGGTAGATGAAATACCCTGGCCCTTGCTGACTGTGATGCCAGACACAGTGCTGACCAAAATTGCACACCAAACTGATACATACCGCATCACATATCGCGACCCAGACAACCAACCAAAATACACTCAATGGCATACTACAGATTTTCATGCCATGGGCAAACAGCACCTGGAGAACATAATTGCGGCCCATTGAAGAACAAGGCTATGTTGTTGTGGCAGTTGACTCTGCTGGAGTCAACTATGTTCGTTGTGCTCGTATGCTGGTCGTAAGTTAAAAGACGCATCACCCAAATGCTAGAGTATGCCTAATCACA